TTATAGTTCCTTTTAAATTATCTGAAAGCAAGTAGTTTACAGCAACCACGTCTCCCTCTTCGAGCTTTTTACCAAACGATCCATCACCAAATTTAATTTCAAAATATCCGTTTTCATTTAACCGCTTCTCAAATACCCTATCGTTAGCAGTTGTTAAATATAAGCTGTCAATTAGTGTATACTCATAAAATAGTTCAGAAGCAGCTTCTTTTACATACACGCTTATAGTATTCTCGGATATAAATTTTGTATCTCCAGTATTGGTAATATTTTCAACAACTATAGGAAATGATTCAAAATCGATACCTTGTGCAACATAATCTGGATATTCGTTTATTGTACCTTGGTATAATACTGCGTTATCTTCTAAGGACTTTATTTCTTGCCGCCCAGAATCTGCCGTTACATCAAAAGAATAATCTTCATTAAAAGTGTATTGAGTGTTAGAATCAGCTAACACATAGCTATACTTTCTTAAAGTGTAATTACCTTTTGCTAAATTATTATTCCCGGCTGTGGCTGTAGCTTTTATCGGCACAATGGAAGTTTGCTTACCTGTAGGCTTATAACCTATGAGCTTCACAATCCGATTCATATTTTCGTATAATGTAGCCTGATTAAAGTCAACTTCTGCTGCTGTGTTGTTTAAATAAAATAAAAGTACATGGTATGAATATGCTATAATATCTATTACGGCTGCTAAGTTACTACCTTCATAATTTTGATCAGTAAATTTTTCATTTTCGTTAAGTCTTTGTATTATGAAATCCTTTAAAGTAGTAGCATCAAATGCTACATACGCATCTTGAGGCAAATTAAAATCTAAAAATTTGTTATCGTTATTTGTTGGCATGACTAAACTATGTAATATCCTTCCTTATTTAAGCGTCCTTCTAAAGTAATGCCATAGGCATTAAGTGATGGTACATTAACTTTTAAAAATATATCAAACCTATGTTCATCAGGCTTTGCAACAACATTCACGTTTTCTAGTTGTATACGAGGTTCCAAGTCTGGCAAACGTTGTTCAATATCATGCCTTATTAATTCTTCCCGTCTTTTACTAACTTGTTCAAACAAATGTCGTCTCATATCTATACCAAATTCCGGATTGAGTATTTTTTGTCCCGGTGCTGTTAAAAATATATTTACTATGCTGTTTTGTACAGCTTCTAAATCAAATAACGGTTTGAGATCTCTGAGTTGTTGACCTTTTTGTAGTTGTTCATTATAATAAACATCCATTTCTAAATCTAATAAAAGATCCTTATAAAGGTAGTCTTGCTCCAAACTAGAATTCTGTAACTTACCGTATGAAAGCTCTGGTATCTTAATTAATGGCATTATTAATATTTAATACCTCAGTGGTAAATCGAGATCAAGGAACTATAATATAATTAAGTATGCGTGTTAATGGTAAAGTTGATGTTGATGTAGAGATAACTGCAAAAGAATTAGTATCAGCTCTAAAAAGTGAAGTCTATGCAAGATTAAATTTTCCAGACCCTAAGGAAGGGCGAGTGTATGTTAAGGATGAGAGGTGGGTAATTGAAAAATACGTGCACACGACACATGCTTTTGAAATCGAAGAAGATTTAGGGCTTGCTATAGAAGATGATACCGAAGTATTTACAGCGTTTCATACAATAGCTGAGTTTCTTAAAGATTAAGTCACCTGATATTGTGTGATTCTTTGCAAGTTGGCATAAATAATAATATGGCTGAAAAAAAGTTTGTTAGTTTACATGAATCATATATGAAGAGATATGAGCGTGGAGGTTTCCTCGTTGGTGACGTTTTTAAATTCCATGATGATTATAAGTCAAAGGATTGCTATAAAGCCATTGGTGCTAAAACTAAACAAGCGATCGATCAGCTTATTGATTCAGGTCTTCATATTAGAGTTATTAATATTAAAGATACAGAGCCGGCTCGTTACCCGGCCAATTCACAAACCGGTTCACTTAACGTTGTTTTAGATCTAGCGCTTGATACCGGAGGTGGTAGATATTCCAATTTTGTATCAGTACCTGGTGATTTAGGAGAGACTGTTTTATATGCTCCTAATCTTCTGCCAATTCCTGATGCTATGCGAAGAAAGGATAAAGTAACTATTAAGCCTGAAGAAGCGGAAGAAGATCCTAATAATATTCAGAATCAAACTGCTCGTGGGACAACTGGTACAGCAGACCATGTAGGTACACCGTTATCACCTACTGAAAGATCGCTTCCGAAGCAAAACATCGATATTCCTTCTGATCCAGCTACACCTTCAATGAAGGCAGCATCATATACTCAGCAGTATTTAGGTGATTTAACCAAAGGGCCTAGCGCGTATTAGACGTCAATTACTTCTTCGTGTTTATCAACGAGTGCGTCCATTATATCTTCACGAGATAAGAGAACCTTTGTTTGGTTATCAACAATATTCAATCTCTCCTTACTCTCAACGTCTATCTTTTTAACTTCTAGCTGAGTCTCGTTTCTTTCTTTGGCTACATGTAGTTTATTTAAAGTTTCAATAGCAGACGAGGATGCTTTAATTAATTCAGCTAGAGCAGCAACATCTCTATTTTCCGGAGCAGACGAAATATAATCATTAACGTTATCGACGATACTAAGAGATTTTTTAATTAACTTACCAGAATTTTGAATAAGAAAATCTTCTAAATCTTCTTTATTGAGAAGACTTTCTTCTATGGGCTTCGCTGCAACTTTATTATTTTGTTTTAATTGGGTGATAATATCATTAACAGCATCATCTAGTTCTTCAGCCATATGTATATTTATTCTCGACTTGAATATTTTACAACATATCTTATCATACATGTATGGCTACGGTTAAAATACAATTTAAAAAGACAAATGACAAGGCTGTCATCCCTTCGAAAAATCATAAGACAGATACTGGTATGGACGTAACATCAGTAGAAGATAAACTAATTCCTGCACGAGGATCTGCAGTAGTAGATGTAGGGCTAAAATTTGCTTTTATTGACCATGATTTTTGGGTAAAGGTTGAAGGTCGATCTGGTTTAGGCTTTAAACATGGTATTATACCACATCCGGGGATTATTGATCAAGGTTATAGAGGCGACGCTGGTATTAAGCTCTACAATAATACAGATCATGATTATGAAGTTAAAGCAGGAGACCGCATTGCTCAGTTTGTTGTATATAAAAACTACAATGTAGATGTTTCAGAAGGAACTATCGTACAATCTAAGAGAGGCGCAAAAGGATTTGGCTCCTCCGGTAAGTAATTATGATAGATTTTGATAAGATTTGGGTTGAAAAATATCGTCCTGCTAAGCTTGATGATATTATTTTAGATGAACGAACACTTAATGTAGTAAAAGAATTTAAAGATGAAATTCCTAATTTGTTGTTTGTTGGTAATCCAGGTACAGGCAAAACTACACTAGCCCGTGTTATTGTAAATGATATTTTAGGTTGCAATTATCTGTATATTAATGCTTCAGATGAGTCTGGCATCGATGTTATTCGTCATAACATTACTAACTTCGCTCAAACTAAATCCTTTGACGGTAGAGTTAAGGTAGTAATATTAGATGAAGCTGACGGGCTAACGCCTCAGGCACAAGCTGCTTTGCGCAACACTATGGAGACGTTTGCTAAGTACTGTAGGTTTATTCTTACAGCTAATTACAAACATAAGATTATTCCCGCCTTGCAATCTAGATGTCAATCTTTAGATATTAAACCTATAGTAGAGCTTGCAGTAAAACGTTGTTACTATATTCTTAAAAATGAAAATGTTAAAGTTTCCGATGATCAAAAAGTTAAATTTATACAACTCGTCAAGCGTCACTTCCCCGATTTACGGAAAGCGATCAACGAGCTTCAAAAGAATGTTATTGATTCAGAGCTGTGTATTGCTAACATTAATAGCGATAACGAGCTTCTCGAAACGGTCTACAAGAAAGTAGCTAGTAAAAAGACATTAGATGCTAGAAAATATCTAATTGAAAACGAAGATAGGTTTCAAGGTGATTATGATACACTGCTAGCTAACTTTCTTAACTTTGTCTATAATTCGAATTTAGACGATATTAAAAAGAAAGCCTTTATTGCTACTATTGCAGACCATCTTTATAAAAGCGCGTTTGTAGTAGATAAAGAGATTAACGCTTTCGCATGTTTAGTTAATTTAGAAAATGCCTTACATTAAGCCAGAACATAGAGAAGAAGTAGAGGATGCACTCGAGTGCACAGGTTTAAATTTTGTTCCTAAAAATGCCGGGCAATTAAACTACGTAATTACTGTATTCATTGATAATTATATTAGAGCGTACGGTAAGAACTATGATAACTTAAATGCAATTATAGGGGCACTCGAGTGTTGTAAGCAAGAGTACTATAGAACAATAGTAGGTCCGTATGAAGATATGAAAATTGATGAAAATGGAGATGTTTAACTCATCGGATCGGACTCTGGTTCATCACCACTGCCTAGTTGACCTTGTACAGTGTAAAGTTTAAACACACTCTCACCATCATTGTTTGAAGTCCTAAGCTCAAATTCTCTTCGACGGATAGAGTCAAACGGTTGACCAAACATATCAGCGTCTACTGTAGTTTCCTGTAACTTTAATATCTCTTGACCCACGCCGTCCGCTTCACAGTCTTCTTTATCTTCAAACTTTTGAAGCATAAAATCAAAGTTCCGGCCTATAGATGCATTTACAGATTCTGCCTTGTTAATTTTTCTATTAAAATAATTTACACCTCTATTAAACAAAAATATCTGATACGTTTTTTCGCCTAAGAATTCTTCTATTGATTTATTAATGCCCTCGACTGCATCTTTTATAAGATCAATTTTTTCTCTATCCTTAACCATGTGGTTACCATGTGCTGGATTTAATTTGCTTCGGCCCTTTTCAGGCTCCTGTTCGACACGAAGTTCGTTTTCCTTATCAATACCACCATCTCCCCATAATATTGTATTATCAGTATATACGGCTGATGCAATATTAGAATTAAATACACCTTGCGCGCTTCCCTTACCTGCTTGCAATAACTTTACCAATATTGAGGGAGACTTACCTAATGTTACACCTGGTAGATCGGCAGCAACACCAGCAAAAACCGGTGTTGAAGAATTAGAATTCCCCGGCGGACTCGCGTTAACACCCATTATATCTGGAGCCGGGTTGAATACATCTGGAAGCTCACCAGCATCCTCGCCTATTGCCATTATCGTTTGAGCGTAAGGCCCTCTTAATAAACAATCTACATAATATATTACTGAATATACATCTAAAACTTTTTCCTCTGCTTTTCCCTTTTCTTTACCTGTAGGCGATGCTTTGTCAAGGTCTTCAATAAATTTAAGCAACTGATTATAACCTAGGGTATAGACCCTTTTAAATTCACCCATTATTTGTAAGTCAATATCCTTGATCTCGCCCTCCGCGGCAAAGGGTACATCCTTAATATCTCCAAATTCCTTTTTAAACTGATCCTGTGTTCGGACCAGCGCTCTTAAAATTTCAACCTTTTTAGTAAATTCAGCCATTTTATTTTAACTACTATACGGGAGAATACTTATTGGTATCAGATGGCTCCGGAACACCTGGCCCCATATGAGGTTTAATACATTGCAATATATTTTTATAACCGTCGACCTTTGCAGTGTTGAATTCATGTCTAACTTTAGTGATAAACCAAGTACCTAAAAGTTTCGCGTCACTTCTATGATCAGTGTCGCCGTCTTGTTGTGGTCTACTAGCAGCTATATCAATCCCATATCCAGGCTCTCTATTGACACTGCCTTGAGTATCGAAGTTAAGCTGTAAGTTAAAAAAGGTCATATTAGTAGTTAGTTCAGCTTCTGCTATTTTGCTAGCTTTATCCCCCGTAAAGGGGAATCCAATATTGCGAAAAACTTTCTGCGTTTTTACATCGTTTAATACTAACCATGGTTGAGCTTCCCCGCCGGCATATTTAAATATATCTACAAAATACTTTTTCCACTCTTTTTTAATATCTTTAATCCGTAATAGTTTTATCTTATGCTCGCCCAAAATAGCATCATAGTCTGAGACAAGCATATTATTAAGAAATGAATTTGTATATGTTAGCATAGGTGTTGATAAATCAGTATTTTGCAGCGGTGCACTATATGCATTCATTGGAGTAGATCCCGCTGCAGTATAAGGATTATTAGGGTTATTTTCTAGTTTATCTACCAGGTCATTTGCCATAAATAACTCTTGAGGTTTCTCGGTGACCACTTCTTTAAACCAATCATTAAGAGCAAGATACTTATATTGTTCACAATGTCTACACCAATTTAAAAATAACCTTACGTATGTTTTGCCTACTTGTTTATAATTAATTTTAAGCAAGTACTTTATTAAATCAGAATATCTAAAAGTTCCAGGTGGTAGTATATGTTCAGGTAGTACATCTATAACCATATCTCCCGTATCCCACCCGGCACAATCCACATACTTATCACCTACTATTTCTTCTAAAATATTCCGAATTATATCTCCTACTTTTCCTCTAAATCTTTTACCATATGGTATCTCTGCATTTAATTTGTGATAGTTTAGGTCTATTAATGAGTATACTTTAAAGTTATTCAATCTATCTGTTTGTGATGCACTATTAACTTCACTACCGACAACAAATCTATACTTTAGCTTTTTACCCTGAGGAGCTTCACTAAATCCTCCCTCTGAATTTCCTGAGTCGATATTATAGAATTCTATTTCAAATATATCTCCCCCGTCTCCTCTTACAAGCCCCCCGTCTTCAATAAAATCCAGGGGGTTATTGATATAAATATTTCCGTTAGTAAAAGGTTCTAAAAAATTTTCTTCTATGTCCATTCCACGGATCGCTGATTTAGGGAATTTAATCCCTTTCGCAT